CATCGATGCGCCGCTGAATTTGCTGCTGCTTGTCAGGAGATTTGATGAGCTTCTGCTTCAGTCGCCAAATCTGGAAGACAATGCCCTCGATGACCTCGACAAGTTCAGGGTCTTGCTTATCCTTATAGCTGAGGAACCACGAGCCTTTTTTGGTGACCGGCATATCGGAAGTGATGGTCATGCCATGGTGAAGCGGGAAATGCTTGAAGTACATTTCATTGCCACGGTTTGCCTGAAAGGTCTCGTCTTTGAGCTGTTCGAAGTCTACGAACTTCGCCTCGTCGATGATGACATAGTCTAACGACATAGAGTTAGAAGTGCCCGTGCGGTCTTGCGAAATGATGTTGCAGACAGAGCCATTGTAGAATGAAATAGTATTGCTCCATTCGGCAGGCGTGAAGATAGGCGACTTCCAATGCAGACGCTTCCATGGGCGCTTGCCGACGATATAGTGGAGGTCACGCTTGTAGCCCCACCGCTCAAGATGAATTAGCAGAGAGGGCAGGATATTAGTAAGGCAGCGCTTCACGGATGGCGACACGAAGCCACCCATGGAGCCGGGCATGCCCTGAAAGCACGACTGCAGGCGACGTGCCTGGATGGCACCTTTGCCCACGCCACGCCCGGCAACAATAACCTCGTCGCGAGTATTCATAGCGAGCGCATAGTATTGCGCATCGTTGAAGTATTGCAGGTTAGGAGCAGTATTGTCACTCATCGTCATCAGTTTTTATCTCTTCACGAACCTCCTCATATTCAGCATCTTGTATAATAGTATTAGAGTACTTCTTATACAGCGCACGGATCTTGCCACGCAGGTCGGGAATGCGCTCAATGCCGAGAACCGACGGATCATCGGTCGGTTCGAAATTCTGAGGAATAATCTTGTCGAACTCAAGCTCTGGCTCATCGTCTTTGTCTGTACGGTTATTCTGCACAAGAACCTTGGAGAGTGAAGCCACCGAGCGGAAATCGCCAGCCCGTCGGGCAGCAGCAATATCCTGTTCGATGGACTTGTTAATCTTCCAGCGCATAAACTCCTTGGTAGTCTGTTGCAGATTACCGAGCAGCACCTTGACCAGATGCAGGTCTTCGTAAGCCAGCGAGCGCGAGACCTTGAACATAGCCATGTCGTATTGCACGAGGTCGTTGTCGAGCTTCGAGGGGAACTGTAGCCAGTAGGCATACATGCCACGCAGCCGATGAAGGCGCACGAGCACGCCCTCGGCAACGTTGAGCTCACGAAGCTCAGAGTCATCGAGGGTGACATAGCGAGAATATTGGTCGAGATTGACTGGAAGCATATTCGAGTTATGAGTTTTGAATGTTGAGTTTTGAATTAGCCGATAGACGACTGCGCAACTTGCAGAAGCCGTTGACACTCTTGTATAGAGTAAGGAGAGCCAGCGAGGGCAGTATCGTGCAGAGTGCGACGTAGCTCGAGCGCAGTAGTCGACGAGCCTCTGATGTAGGCAGTGCGAGCCGGATGGCCGACAGTAGCGATGTCGTCGCACAGCTGTCGCTCATCAACACCCAAAAGGGCGGAAATCTCCGTCGGGGTCATCATCTCCCTCGCATGGTTTTCGATCTCGCTCAGTAAGTCGTTGGAATAGTCCATTAAGTTCAAGAGATTTATCGACGACACCCCTCAGACCGGCCAACAGCTGATAATAAGCAGCCGTGTCTGTAGTAATCATAGTGCACTCGGCACGGTCGCCATAGGTCTGATTTTGCGAAGAAATGACCGACACAGTAATGTCAGCAGTCTTGACGAGCACAATCTTAGAGTGGTTTTGCCCCAGGAACACGTGGTCGAAGCAGCTTTGCATAAGCCGATAGAGCTGCACCGTCTTGCGAGCAGCCTTGAGGTCAGCTACGAGCGTAGCGTTGTTGATGAGCTTACGGCGACGAAGACGCAGGAAGCCAGAGAGGAAAGCGTCGGAAGTTGAGAACGTTGAAACATAAACGTCGGCACGCCCGGTCTGCTTGAGAATCCACCCGAGCAGACCGAGCGTGTGTAACCCAGTGCCGAGGTGATACTGGGTAGAAGCGTTACTCAGCGGAAGGAATGAAAACGCCCGCTTCATCGAGTTTAGCCTTAAGTTCGTCGCCGATAGGAGCCTTGTTGTCAGCAAGCACAGACACACGCTTCTGCACCTTCTTCTGCAGGGCACTGTACTCCTCGAATGCCTTGGCATCGTCATTCTTCAGCGTAGCCTCACGCAGTGAAAGCAGCTTGTCGGCATACTTAGTGATATAAGAGCGAGCGTTGGCAATCTCCTTTGCAATGTCAGCAGGAGAGAGCTGCTCATCAACATTGTCAGCATCAGGCTGATAGTCGTCGTAGCGCTGCAGTTCGCTTTTGTAAGTGTACCAAAGCTCTTTGAGCTGGCAGAGATACTCGTAGCGGTCGCATGGCTGCTCAATGCCCAGCAGCGTATTGTACAGCTGCTTGATTTTGTGCCATCGCTCGCGGTTGTCAGACCACACGCAGCGCACGCTATCAGGCAGCGAGTCGTGGTCGGCACGGATGCCCGAAGCAGCCGGCAGGAAAGACGCATCATCATCAGCACCCTCGTCAGCCTCGCCCTCTTGGCCGTGAGCCTCCTGCTCATCGACAGCAGCCTTGACCTGCGGAATGAGGTCAGCATCGAGCGCCTTGACATCCTGGAGAGTCATTTTAGCGAGGCGCATAGGCAGGAACTTCTTGAGTTCGTAGCGCACCTTGGACTCGTAGCGTTCAGGACGGCGGATTATGGTCTGGTATAAAGCCATGTTGCGGTTGAGCTTCAGAAGCATCTCCGCACCACGCAGGATAGACTCGCGGTCGTGAGACTCAGAGTCGAGCCACTCCTGCATATTAAGAGTAAGTTTGTCGTCGATCATAATTCAAACTAAAAAAGGGCAGTCGCACGATCGCTCGTGAGACCGCCCCAAAAATATGAAACACCTATTAAGTATATGAAGAAAAGCCTTAAGCAGCCTCTACGACAGCGAGGCCGGTAGCACCCGAGAAGTCGCCGTCGGCAGTCTCGATCTTGCCCGGATAGAACGGAGCAGGATATTCGTCGTCGCAGACAGCCTGAATAGTTGTCGAGTTGGTATCGGTAGCAGCCTTGCCGAGGTCTTGCGACAGAGCCAGCTCTGGAGTGAACGCCTCAGAACCCACCATACGAGCCTTGCCGTTGCGCTGAATGAAGAGATAGACCATCTCATCGTTGTTAGCCTGAGCGATATAACCGGTAATCTCCTCCTCAGTGCCAGGAGCTACAGCTGTGCCCGTAACCTTGAAAGTCTTAGAACCGAAAGTGCCCTGCGACTCGACCTGCAGTTGCGACTCATTAGGAATGAGCGCCACCTTGTGCCACTTCTTGTCAGAAGCGAGGGTGAAGTCACCGGTATACTTAGCCACCTCTGCGAGAGACTTAGGAGCCTCGCCGCCGATAGTCGGCCACTTGACAATATCCTTCTTAGAAATGCCGTAGACCCAACCACGTACGCCCGGGAGCGACTTAGAGCCAGGGCAGAAGTTAACATCGCTGTATATAGTAGCAGCACCAGTACATTTTGCCATAATATTGAAATTTAGAAGATGAAAAGGGAGGAGAGCAGGAGACCATACGGTCGCCCTGCCCACCTATATATAGAGAATCTACAACAGCCTTAAGATTAGAGTGCCGACTTGCGCCAGTAGCGGAGAACCTCAGGCGACACCGACTCGAACTGAGTACCGAAGAAGTAGTTCATGATGAAGTCTACATCGTAGTGGTTAGTCAGCGAGCCCTTCACGAGGAACTTCTCATCATCAGTCTTCTGGTTGAAGATGAGGAAGATGTTGCTCTTAGGAGTAAGCAGCAGGAAGTCTTTAGGCACGCACGGCAGCGGAACCAGTTCGACATTGCTTGCACCGTCAAGAGTGCGCTTGTCATAAGCCTGGTTGTAAGGCAGCGAGCCGTGGTTTGTCTGATAAGCCTCAGTGTAGTAGTGATAAGACTGGTCGCTCATGAACAGCTTGAGCTGCTGAGAGCGGAGCTTGGCGCAAGCCTCGGGCGAACCAGCCTCAGACCAGTAGAAGTCTTTGATTACATCCTCGGCATTATCCTTAGTGATAGACTCAGCGCCCTCTACGAGGTTGCCCAGTTCCTTAGTGATAAGCTTCTTCTTGAGTTCGTTGGTACCGTCAATATCCATGTCGAGGATAGCCTTAAAGCCATTGAACCACTTGGCAGTCTCAGTAGTGTTGCTTGAGTCGTGCTTGGCAGTGAAAGAATTCATGAACATTTTCTCACCCACCTTCTTTACGAGATAAGCGCACACCTGGTTGACGATAGGCACATTCTTAAGGCCATCTCCCTTGGTGACGTTGCTGCCCCAGATAGACTGGTAGATAGCGTTGGGGTCGATGCCCTGAATAACGTTGCCGAAGAAAGTCTCGAAGATGCGAGGGTCAACCTTTACATCGGCATCCTCGTGCTTAGTCTTAGAATAGTTGCCAATCTCAGCATTCGCCGACATCTCGCTGATAATCTCACGGTAGCGGATGCCCGTGCGCACATTACAATGCTGAGCGAGAGCCTGCATAGCGAGAAGCGGCATGATGACGAAGTCCTTGCGGTAAGTCTTGAAGCACTTGGCAAGATCTTCGGCACCATAAGTAATATTACCTACTTTTATTGAAGCCATAATTACACGTTTTTGATAGAGTTAAACATATCCTGCGCAGTGAAAGACTCCTCACCACCAGCAGGCTTATTGTTAGTCTCGTCACCAGCAGCGCCCTTGAGAGCCTTAATCTGCTCGTCTTTCTCAGCCGAAGCCTTCTGAGCTTCAGCGAGCTGAGTCTCAAGAGAAGTCTTAGCCTCGTTAGCCTCCTGGAGCGCCTTGGAGTCGGCATCAGCCTTCTCTTTGTCAGCCTTAAGTCGGTCGTCGATGCTCTTCATCTGCTCTTGAGTGAGGACCACGTTGCCCTCATCGTTAGTCTTGAAGCCGTCAGTGACGTTGAGCAGCGCCATGACGGAAGCGAAGATTTTGATCATCTTTATATTATTTTTAGTTGCGTGTTGGTTGCGGAATAGGCTCTTGAGACCCTCACACGTCTTCTGAAGGAAGCTCTGAGTTGGATTGCCGTCACCGTCAACCACTGACGCCACCATAGAGGCAGCATCATCCGAGGCCTGTGGTTGCGGTAGCGGCGGTATGCCTGCATCCTTGAAATTGGTTGATATATCGTATTGGTTAATGAACTGACCGGTGAACTCGTCAGCAGCCTTCTCAGCCTGCTTGTCGACACGTATCTCATCGACGAGACCGAAGTCTAGCGCCTGCTGGGCGGTCAACCAGTTGCCTTTCTTCATCTGGGCGAGACACTCATCAACAGAGCGTCCGGTCTTGTCGGCATACATCGAGGCGAGCACATCGTCGAACGACTTGAGCGAGTCGCGCTGCTCTTTGAGCTTCTCGATATACTTGTCAATCTGCTCCTTATTGCTCTGCTCATACTTATCAATGAGCACAGACACATTATGGATAAGGAAAAAGCTACCCTTAACAATGTCGATAGACTTGCATCCGAGCATGGCAATAGTAGCGATAGAAGCATTCATGCCGAAGGCGTGAGCGTGCACGTTGCCGTGATCGCGAAAAGCCTGGTTAATCTCAAGGCCATCCTTGACGAAGCCACCAAGCGAGCAGAAGCCGACATGAACCTCTTTGCCTTTATTTTGATTGAGCACATAGCGGACATAGTCGGCCGAGCAAGAACTCCACCAACTGCCGATAGTGCCAGAAATGACGAGATTATATTCCATTTGCAAAACTTTTTATGCAAAGATAATGTGTATTATGTGCACATTGAAAATACCCTAACCATACACATTACGCACGATATACGGCGGAACATGCAGGCTACGATGGGTAATAGTGACCTCTACGAGCTGATTGTCTTTGACAGACTCAGGGCACGTGTCAGTAACCTCAATGACCGTGAACGGCCGAACATGAGAGCCGACGAGGAACTGCCGGTCATCAAGTAGCGTGACACGGAAAACGAGGTGCCGATGATGAAATCGCAGCAAATCATCGGTAGTGAGCAGCTTAATAGTGGTAGTAACCACCTTATTGCCATCATCAGGCTTGGTAGACGACACCATAGACGGGTGCTCCTTGACGCACACCGGGAACCAGGTGACCTCAGACGGGATGCGCACCCTGCGTGGGCTCAAACGTCGCATAAGCTTCAAGTCGACGTTGAAGGCATACTCAATAGCCTTGATGATTTTAACAGATTTCATAATTTTGAGCATTTGAACGGCTTCGAACGGTCGTGAACAAAAACGGCCCTCTTGTCGTTATGATTTATAGATATTTTAACACAATCAGTTATCTTTTTCTCTTGACGTGCGTCGCAGGTCAATGCCCGACTTGAGGTAAGAAGAGCGCATGCGCTGAAAACGCATCTTGACCGTATCCTCGTAGTCGATGCTGATGCCATTATTCTCACACCACGCACGCACAGCCTTGAGCAGAGGGCAGCGCAGTGCCTCGACCCCGTTAAGGTCGTGCCACAGCTGTAGCCGGAACGTATCTTCGATGCAATCAACCAATGCAGCACGTGCATGGATGCCGAGATGGTTGTAAGTGATGACCGGCTTTTGTTTTGAGTCTGGTATGCAGACCGCAACCTCGCCCTCGCCCTGCATCTTAGGTATGCCACCGGGCTGGCGTGTCAGGAACCTGCGGATGCACGCATTCTCTGCGCTTTGGTCAGGGAAGCGGACAGGAGTGCCATAGTGGAACGCCAACCACTGAGCGATGAGAGGCTTGACCTTAAGGTAAACTACAAATTGTGACACGAATATAGCTGTTAGTGAATGATGAATGAATAAGATATTTGAATGCTTGCAAAATTAGGAAAAAAAGAACAAAAATCCTAATAAAGCAGGGTTTTTTCGGTCGAAATGTGGCTTTCGTCTGTGTGTGTTCGGATTTCTCTCTGTGTCTATCTCTATTTTGTCAGAAAAGTTTGTGACAGATGTTATTTATGTGACAAGTCTGTAACTTATTGAATCACAGTGCTCACAAAACAAAAAGATGTTTGTGAGCAACTTTGTGACAGAAAATCAAGTTTGTGACAACGGCCGCCAAAGGACACCCGACAGGGGTCTGTTGCAAACTCGAAAAGTTTGTGACAGCTTTGTGATGTAGGTTTGTGACACTTTGTGACACCTCAAAACCCCTTTATTTATTATACTTTTTGACCTTTTGGAACATCATATTACAAAATCACAAAGTTTTCTGACAAAATAAAGGAGGGGTGTCGGGGAGTGGCAGGAGACCGCCGTAGTACTCTCTCAGATAAGCTTGCGGAAAAATGGAACAGTCTGCTACAGGCTGTCCGGAACTGTGACAACAAAAAAGCGCTGCACAGGCAGTAATACCTGGCAGCGCTCAAACCCAACAAAATGAAAAGTGAAATGAAAATGATCAGAACGGCCGCTCATCATCAGGATCACCGAACGGCAGCTGTTGCTCTGTCGCTTGCTCTGTGGTCTCGTTGAGTGGCATAGAGCGCACGAACAGCATATCTTTAGTCTTGCGTAGCTCTGGAGTCACCTGCACAGCCCTCTGAATGCGACCGCCGGAGTTGCACAGCTCTGGCGGGTTAAGGCAGTCAACCCACGGGCACAGCTTGCAGAACGCCTTGAGCTTCTTTGTGAACGATTGCATAGTGATGCGACTGACGTTAGAGTATCGCTGATAGTCGTTGAAGACCTCGTCACGCGGCACATAGTCGTCGAGGTGGCCACTCTCACGCGAGAAGTATCCGTTGGCCCAGTCTTCGAAATTGGCGCCCATATTGGCCTTCAGACGGCGTCGCTCCATGTTACTCATCGGAGGCTGTGGCTTGATGCCTGAATCTTTTACCGAGAGATAGAACCGGCAGCACTGTAACCAGAAGTTAAGGTCAGCATTCCACTCGTCGTCGGTGTAGTCGAAGGCATAGAGCGTTTTGCCGAAGTCGTCGCGGATGGTGCGAGTCTCGTGGTAGTCATTATCCTCAGTGCGCTGGTGATACCAGTCTGAGAACACCATATACAGTG